AACTTATTGGAATCTTTGGAAAAGTCAAACGTCAAGCACCAATCCAACATGAAGAAGGCACGTGGTTCATCGATTTTAGGGTTGGCGATGTGTATGTACAGTTTGATGGTGAATACTGGCACGGTCTTGACAGATCCATCGAAGTGATACGTGAGTCAACAAAGAAACGAGATTGTTTCATTGCAAAACGTTACGACGAAGATCGTTCTCAAGACGCGTGGTTCATGTCTCGTGGTCTGAAGCTCATTCGTATCACTGATCGTCGGGCAAAGACGTTGTCAGACGACGAACTGCATCTGCTTCTTACAGGTACGGGTGTAGGAAACTAAATCGTGGCGACGAAAGAGGAAATCAGCGAACAGCTAGCCGTCACTCAGAAGCTAGCGGCCGCCGTCGACATGATGGCGAAGAACATGTCGCGCGTCGAGTCCTCCTTTGACAACCAGATCGCCGCCGTCGAGAAGCTGACACAAGCCATCGAGATCCTGCGCGGGCAGGACCTCAGCAAGTTCAACGCCACCAAGCTTGACAACGTCCAGAAGGAATTCAAGGACACCGAGAAGCAGGTGACGGGCCTGACCGGGAGGATCAAGGACCTGGGCAACCAGATGTCCAAGAAGTTCCCGACGGCTGCCGCCGCGGGTGCGGCGGCGGTCAGTGGTTTCATTCAGGGCATTCGCAACGTCATTGCACTGGGTAAGGGCGTAACGGGTTTCTTTGCCAGCTTCGTCGACGGAGCGGCCAGCATCGCCGCATCGATCATCGCGATCCCATTCAAGATGTTTAATGCACTCGTCGACACTGCCGCGGCAGCAGGCGGCGGCATGAACGAGCTGGCACAGGCCATCGAAAACCTCCGCAAGGAGATGGGCGACCTCAAGGGCCCAGGTGCTAGCGCTGTCATTGAGACGTCGAAGACGCTGCAAGGCTTCGCGGACACCGGCCTCAGCGCCTGGCGCGTCTTCGGCACTCTGGCCGAGCGGCTCGAACACGTGACCAAGGTCGCCGTCGCAATGGGCTCGACATTCGGCGTGCTGACCGAAGAATTTCGCAAGAATGGCGGCGCCCTGTTGGCCTTTCAGAAGGGTTTGGGTGTCTCAGAGGAGGGCATGAAGGCCATCGGCGATGCGGCCATCAGGATGGGCAAGCCGATGACGAATGTCTTCCTCGACATGACGAAGCAGACCCTCGCCCTGGGTAAGGCCTTTGACATCGATCAGAAATTGATCGGCAAAGACATGGTTAAGGCGATGCAAAATGTCAAGCATTTCGGCGCCTTGACTGTCAAGGAAATCGGCCAGGCGTCGGTCTACGCCCGTAAGTTGGGACTCGAGCTTGACAAGATCGTCGGTACCCTCGATGCCTTCGAGACGTTCGACACCGCGGCGGAGAACGCGGCCAAGTTGTCACAGGCCTTCGGCGTCAACGTCGATGCTTTCAAGCTGATGGAGGCCCAGAACCCGGCCGAGCAGCTCGACATGCTGCGAAAGTCATTCCGCGATGCTGGCATCGACGCGAACAACTTCTCCCGCCAGCAGGCCAAGCTGCTGGCCCAGGCAACGGGCCTCGACGAGGCGACTGTCAAGCAGGCGTTCTCGGCCAAGAACTACGGCGTGTCGCTGGACAAGGTCAAGAAGCAGAGCGAGGCCGCCGAGAAGAAGACGCTGACGCAGGCCGAGGCGATGAGCAAGCTGGCCGACAGCATCGAGCGCATGGTCAAGTCGGGCGCCGCCCAAGAGGGTGGCTTCTGGCAGATGTTCGTCAAGGGCTTTTTGGGCGGCATCCAGGCGTCCAAGGAGTTTCGTCAGATCATCTGGAACATCAAGCGTGCGTTGCAGGTCGTCTACTTCGAGGGCGTCAGGTTGGGCAAGGCCTTCGTCGAGATGTTCCCGGGCGTCAAGCAATTCCTCGGAGGCATCGCCGACTTCTTCCAGCCCGCCAAGTTCAAGAAGCTGGCCGGCGGCGTCGTTGATGTCCTCAAGGACTGGATGAAGGACCTGCAGGACCCGAACGGCAAGGCGTCGTTCTCGGCACTGATGGAGAAGCTGCGCGAGAAGTTTTTCGACTTTTTCGATTCGCAGTCGGCGTCGGGCAAGAAGATGCTTGATGGCTTCAAGACCGTCATCAAGACGATCACTAAGGTCATTGCTGAGGGCATCAAGTGGGCCGCTGACAAGATCGGCGAGGCGCTGAAATTCATCACCGAGATCATCAAGGACCCGTCGAAACTGATGGCCGGCGCCGGGGCCGCGGCGGCGGGCCCCTTGGGTTTTCTCGGTGAGGTATTGATGCCGCTGGTCGAGGCGCTACATCATGCCTGGAAGATTATTGCGCCTGCTTTGTGGGACCTGGTCAAGACCCTAGGCAAGAAGCTGTGGGAGTACCTGACGTCCGACGAGTTCATCAACCTCATCAAGCCTGCGCTGCCGTACGTTGCCGCCGCCCTATTCGGCCCGGCATTCATTCGAGCGTTGTTCGGCGCCGGTGTGACCGCGCTGGGGAAGGCGGCTATTAAACTGTTCACCAGCGGTAGCACCAAGAAGTTGATGGAAGACGTTGCCAAGAAGGCGGCCGGTGAGGTCATGGAGGCATCGCAGAAGGTTGCCGCGAAGGGCGGCGCCGCGGGTGCCGAGGGCATGAAGCAGGTCAGTGCCGTCAACAAGGCAGCAGGCACTGCGGTCAAGCCGCCAGGCGGCAAGGACTGGGGCGTCAAGGATGCCGTTAAGTTGGGCCTGAAGTTGGTTGCCATCGCGGCTGCTTTGGCCCTCGGCGGCGTCATGATGGCGATTTCCATCGTTGCTATGAAAAAGATCCTGGAGGCAGGTGGCATCAAGACCGTCGGCGACGTGGTGGCGCCGCTGTTGGTCCTGGGGGCCATGGTCGTCGCCGCCATTCCTCTGGTCTTGGCGATGCGGCACGCGGCGAAGGTCGGTTCGATGGGCGACGTCTTTAAGGGTGGCCTCATCATCAGTGCCGCTGTTGCCATCGTCGGCGCCGTCGGCGCCGGTATCGCCTGGCTCATGAAGCAGGTCGCCGAGCCGGCTCAACTGAAGGCAGCCGGCGACATCATGTTGAAGATGTCGCTCGTCTTCCTGGCGATGGTCCCCTTGATCTTTGCCTCGATGGTCATCGGTGCGCTGGCCACAGGTCCACAGGCCATCGCCTTGGGCCTGGCCGCGGTCGGTATGGGCGTCATCGGCGTGGCCGTGGCGGAGATGGCAGGCATCACCGTCGGTATCATCAAAGAATTGGCGGCGTTGAAGGTGGACGCGGACTTTCAACGCAAGATCGACGCCTTCCTCGGCGTCATGAAGTCGATCCAGGCGTTTGCCGACACCTTGGTCAAGATCATCGACCTGATGACGCCTACGTTTGGGGAGATTATCAGCGGCAAGGTGACGTCATTCAAGGACAAGGTTGACTCCGCGACGAAGCTCATCGGCGAGATGGTGGGCCAGCGCGGCGGTAAGACGGGCATCATCGGTGTCATCGAGACGGTGATGGACTCGATCCGCCAGATGAACATCGGCGGGCCTGGCATGGCTGAGTCGGCGAAGGTTTTTGCCGATGTGATGTCGGGCATCACCGAGTTCATGAAGGCGGCTGCGCCGCCCGACGCCTTCTACGAGGAAGGTGGTAGCTTCATCAACAAGTTGGTCGACCCGACGCACAACTTCCAAAATTTGGCGACTGACGTGAACCACTATGTCAAATTGATGCGTGAAGGCGCACTGGAGATGCTGACGGGCACGAAGGACGGCCGCGGCGATGGCGGCGTCATGGGCATCATCAAGAAGTTCGCCGTCATGGTCATCCCGTCGCCCGAGTCGGCACAGGTCGTCGCCAGCCTGATCGGGTCGACGGCCCAGATCCTGAAGGCGATCACGCCATCGCCCGAGACGATGAAGGCGTTCACCGAGACGTCCGAGGGGTCGGCGTACTGGGACCTCATCAAGACCAAGGTCTCTAAGTTCAATGTCGATGCCATCAAGGCGACGATCGAGACGATGGGAGGTCAGCTCAACACGCTGTTGCCGACGTTGGTCGACAACGTGATCACCAAAGTGGTCGACAAGGCCAAAGGCCTGTCGAAGGAGCAGCTCGAGAACGTCAAGGCACTGGGTGGTATCATGTCGACCGTCGGCAGCATCGCATCATCGATCTCGGGCCTGGCTCGGGGTAAGGAGGTTACGCCCGTCGAGGTCGCCGGTGCCGTGCACTGGTCCGTGAAGGAGGCGCCCAACCTGAAGTTGCTGTTCGATGGCATCGGCAATGCACTGCCCAGCCTGATCGAGTCGGTCATTACCGCGGTGAGTGGGATCAAGTTGGACACCAACTTCGCCGAGCAGGCCAAGAAGGCGGAAAGCCTGTTCGGTTTTATCAAGACGATGACCGACGTGGCGGGTACCTTGGCCGGTGCCGGCACGGGCAAGATGATCGAACCTGAATCGATGGTTCACGCTTTCCAGAAGCTGGCGTGGTTCATGTGGGCCATCGTTCACGGTGGTGGCGGTTTCGGCCGCGGCGCCTGGGGTGCGGATGAGGACAGTCCATTGAAACTGATCGTCAAAGACCTGACGACGGAACCCGTGTTCCAGCAGCTGGGCGCGGCCAAGGGCACGGCGTTGAAGGCGGCCGAGGGCCTGACGGGCCTGTTCAAGGCGCTGTCCGACATCCTCACCTCGTTGAGCAAGGTGTCGAGCATCAGCGTGGGCAATGACTTGTCGACGAAGGTGGGTCCCGTCTTCACCAGCGTTCGGACGGTCATGGAGGAGCTGAAGAAGGTCATGCCTACCGTCGTCGACTCATTGGGTGGCAAGGAGATGCAAAGCATCGGTGTCATGGCAGGCAGCTTCAAAAAGTTCGGTGCTGAGATGCAGAAGGTCGCTGACGCCATCAAGATGGGAGGCGTCAGCGAGGCCCTGGGTGCCGTTGAGAAGATGGTCACGGCGACTAAGTCGCTCGATGATCAGCTCAACCAGTTGCCTAAGTTGACACCCTCAACAGTCAAGTTGGAAAAGGTTGCAGAGGCGGCAGGCCTGGGCGGCAAGGGCGTCTATACCGTCAGGAGCAAGGACATCAACATCACCATCAACATGAGCGTGACGATGAATGCGGCCGACCTCGAAAAAGCACTCATCCTGCGGGGCAACAGCTTCGTTCGCCAGCGTCTCGACTTCTTGGCGGAGAAGTCTGAGGCTTCTCCATTGATCGGTGGAGATTACAATCCGGCCCCGAGCGGCGTTCCGCCGTTGGGCGGCAAGCCGGGCAGCGACACCGGCTAAGGATTAGGTAGAATCTAGCCATGTTGTCTAAAGAAGAACTTATCAAGCGCTTGCGCAGGGACCCGATGTACCGTGAGGCCCTCAAGATGGCTCCCACCGACGCTGAGCGCCGGCGCATCATTGCTACGTGTGAAGGTTTCATCTCAAACTTCGTCGATTCGTTGGTTCCGGGCATCGGTAAGATCAACGCTAGTCCTAACCTGACGGCACAACTACAGGAGGCTCTGAAACACGGTGCTCATGTAATTAAGGAAAGCGATGGTAAGCCCATCGTACCTGAACCCGAGGCAGATGGCTGATGGCGAGCATCAAGACAGGCAACGGCGGCTTCGAGATCGACGGCAAGGTTTATGACTTTGACGTGGGTGACCCGAACGCGCCCGGCCTGGACCCGACCAACGAAGACCACGGCGACATCAAGGTAGACGATTCCAAGAAGGACCTGGGCAAGAAGACCCGATCGACGCTGGGGAAGTACCTGAGCGACGTCACCAAGGGAAAGCAGGGCTCGGCCAAGGGCAACCCCAACTCCTTCACCGTCGACCCGCCGCAAAGCCCGAATGCACCCGATGAGATCAGCATCTCCGATGAGAAGGGCAGGCCCGCGCCCATCACCCCGACGAGGAACAGCACACACTTTTTGACGTCCGTCGACTCGGCCCACCCGCAAGGTTCCAACGGCACCGTCTATGACTCGCCCGACCTCCGCCAGTCATCAGGCACCGTGCCTGACCCAACGACGAAGCTAGGCGACCTGGGCAAGGGAAAGCAAGGTAAGAAGGTTGACGGTCACGGTCTGCTGCACAATGTGACCAAGGACAAGACGCCTGAGCCCATTGAGTCGTATCGCACGACGGTGCTGACGACCAATAGGTTCACCGCCGACAGGCGAATGTCAGACGATAGCTCCTACAAGATTGGCGACAGGACGTATTCGAGGGGTCAGCTCAAGCAGGTCGGCGTCATGCTGTCGCTGCGTGGTTCGCAGGAGTTCCCATCAGCGTTCCAGACCGACGTTAACCCTGTCAACGCCGGCAACGTTGCCGGCGCCTTGATCCCGAGCCCGAATCAGTTGGGCATCCTCAAGGTCCCGGGCCGCCTGACGGAGGCGCGTGATGCACTTGAGTCGCTGTCTAATAACGATGATGAGCCCGCCTCAGTCGACATTGCGCCGCTAGGTCACCAATCGTGGGGTGCGCTCAACAACGTTGAAGAACCGTGGGCCGGCCTGTTGAACTTGGGCATGGTCGCAATGGCGCTGGCGCTGCAGGTCACGCTACTACTCGTCTTTGAGGGCCTAGGTGCCCTAATTGGTCTATTGGACGGCAGTGGCGGGCCACCAAGCATTGCTCGTAAATTCGATGGAACATATACGAAGGGTAGTTTTTTGGCGAAGCCTCCGCAGACCAGCGACTCTCCCCCCAACATCATGCACCTGTTGGGGATCCATGGAACTAGGTTTCCGTTTGGCGATGCGTTGAAGGTCGGCGCATCGGCGTTCTTCGTTGGTGGTGAGAAGGCAAAGGAGGGTGTCGGCTCTCAGCTCGTCGGAGCCTTGACGTCGGCCGTGGGCAACGCCCTGTCTGACGCCAACAGTAGTGGCTTCCTGATCATCGTGTCCCGGACCATCGTTCGTTCGGGCCAGGTCATCGCTGCCCAGATCGATAAGATTGCCAGCGCTTTTGCCTCCAATCCGATCTCGGGCATCAAAGCCATCATCGGCCTGTTGGAAGTCATCAAGCAGTCAAAGTTGATCTCGGCGATCAATATCTTTACGACGTTGGGCGATGCCATCCTGAGCGAGGATGAGTCTACCCTGGACAAGGACGCGGACCCCGGCGAGAAGAGCGCTTTTTCGACCATCGATGTCTACCCTGCCGACGCGGCGGGTGCCAGCGTCAGGAAGAATCGTCTCAAGGGAGCCGAACGGGTCCAAAAGACGAAGTTGGCTTGGTCGTCCAATCGAGCCCCTGCGACCTATCTGCTGCCCGACTCAGTTGCGACGATGACGTTGGTGGATGCCAAATTGGGCAGCTTTAAGGGCCCGTTCGGTGCGACTGATGCTGACAGCAAGGGAGCGATCTTCATTCAGACGGAGGCCGATAGGCAGCAGAACGGTGCACGCCTGCCTCGCCAGTCAACCGATCCCGAGGGTGTCGATGTCAAAAAGATGGAAGCGTTGCTCGAGTCTGAGTACATGCCCTTCTACTTCCACGACCTGAGGACCAACGAGATCATCAGCTTTCATGCATTCATGGCGTCGCTCACTGACGATTACACCGCCAGTTGGGAATCCATCGACGGCTATGGCCGCGTCGACCCGATCAAGATCTACAAGAGTACCGGTCGCCGCATCGGTATGAGCTTTTACGTTGTTGCGACATCGAAGTCCGACTTCGATGAGATGTGGCTAAAGCTCAACAAGCTGGTCACGCTCGTCTACCCGCAATACACGAAGGGTCGAATGTTGTCCGACGGTACAACACAGTTCGTCCAGCCTTTCAGTCAGCTCATTGGTGCCAGTCCGCTAATCCGAATTCGCCTAGGTGACCTTTTGCGGTCAAACTATTCGCGGTTCGCGTTGGCCCGATTGTTCGGTGCCGCCGACGGTGACATGAAACTGGGAGGTGATATCAAGTTTGAGGGGGCGCAAGGCATCATTGAACAGGCCAAAGGAAAGCTGGAAAAGGCCACCGAAGACCTCAACAACGAGTGGCACATAAAGACGGCCGATTGGCCCGGGGCAATGGAGCCCGCGGGTTCGTCTCTTCCCGTCAGCCTCAGTGGTCCGTCAAACCCAAGTCAGGCGGCAACGTTGAACATCGCGGCGGGTGATTTGCCTTACTTCAAGTTCAAGATCAAGAACAAGAAACCGATCGGTAACGGCATGGCAGTCTGCGAGGTGATGCTGCTCGACATCGATGAAATCGTTGAGAGCTATGGGTTTGATTCCGAGACAGCATTGCTGCAAAAAGCGGCCATGAACGCCAAGTACAATGATGAGAAAAACCCCACAACCAAGGTCCTCGGTGGCGAGGAGGGCTATGCGATTCCTTTTGCCATGTTGAGCCTGACGAGGAAATCGTTCAAGAAAATTTTGAAGCAGTCAGGCGCCGGCAGCGCCATCGAAAACATCGACAAACTGTCAACATTTCTTGACATCGAAAAGAACGCCCTCGTCAAGTCGTTCCGCGCCGTGCAAGGCAAGGGACTGGGCGGCGTCATCGAGACGATGAATTTTGACTGGTACGACAAAGTTACGTGGGAAATTGATCCTGATCATCGTGCACCCAAGATGTGCAAGGTGACGCTGACCTTCGCGCCAATTCACGACATCAGCCCAGGCATCGACCACTTGGGCTACAATCGGGCTCCCGTCTATCCGGCTGGTGCTGCGATGGGCTTGGGTCTGGATCCCGATATGTCAGGGTGAGGTGAACCATGGCATTTAGCAGGTACGCTCGTGCACCGAGGTTGAGTCTCGGTGCGCAATTCGGAACGTCGGTAGCGATCCAGAACGTTAGGACCGCCATCAAGGACGGACGGTTGCCCGTCAAAACGATCGTCGTCCGTGGTGCTGAGCGGCTCGATACCCTCGCCGGTGTACTGTACGGTGATTCGCGCTACTGGTGGGTCCTCGCCGCCGCCAGCGACATAGGCTGGGGCTTGCAGATCCCGCCGGGGACGATTGTCAAGGTTCCTGACCTGGGGACCGTGTCTAAGATCGTGACGGGGTGATGCATGGCTGAGCTTGATGTTTCAACACTTGAAAACATCTTCAGGATGATCACGCCCGCCGACCTGTTGGGTGCGCAGAAGCTCGCCATCGCCCAGAAGGTCGAGGACACCACACTCAGGGACCTGCAGAAGATCATCTTCGGTGAGGTCGGTGCGCAGAACGTCGAACAAATGTGCACAGCGCTGAACGATCTGGCAAAAAAGGTGCCCGACGGCGAGGCCGCGGACCAGTTCAAGCGCATCATCCGCTTCTACAAGACAGGTGACCAGTGCACCGCCTTCGGCGACGCGCCCTTCATGGCGATGGGCAACGACGGCAAGACGCCGACCGACAAGATAACATTTGATGAACTGGTGGGCCCCAACGTCCAGCTCGCCGCCAAGCCGAGCAAGAGCATGGGCGTCATCCTGTGCAACTCCAATTTCCTGAGTCCTGCCGTTCGGAACGCCGAACGCGTTGAAACGTTTCTGAACTACATGCCAAGCCTCATCGCCTCACGGATGGTGCCGCTGTTGGAGGTGGAGTTTGAGTTCAATCGCGGCTTGCCTGAGCCCAAGGATTCCCAACCTCACATGTGGGCGCCAGGGCTGCTAAAGTTCCTACTGGGTGGTGACCAGACGGCCATCGCAGACGCTGAGTCGCCGACGAAAAAGATGCTTGACCTGCGCGAGACGCACAGCAAGGACAACACGCGCCTGCACTCGACGGCCGGTATGGAGATGTTCACGTCGCCGCAGCTGCTGGTCAACCCGGCACCTAACGCCGCAGCGGCGAATCGTTATGTCGATGTCCTGGACCCGTTCCGACCGCTAATGTCGATTGAAAGCTTTTCGGTCAACGTCTCCCCGACCGTTGGCCTCTTTTCGTACAAGAAGGCAACGCTGGTCTTTAAGCTGCACGACAGGTCACGCCTAAACGAGATCGCCGACCTGGTTAGGCCCCAGGTCTACCAGGACAAGAGCTCAGCTCCCACTGTCTGGGTTACCTACGGCTGGCGACACCCGGCCGAACCGGGCAACCCGTATGCCGAGTTCATCAACGGTCACATGCTGGTCCGCGAGGCGTACGGCATCATCAACACGCAGTTCTCCTTTGACCAGGTGGGCCAGGTGACGCTCACCATGTCGTTGTGGACACGTGGCCTGCCTGAGATGAGGACGCTTCACGTCAACGACGACGGAGCGCTGCAGGTCGTCAAGGACATTAGGGACATCACGGCAAAGATCAACAAGTACCGCCTCGCCTTGGGCATCGGAACATCCGAAGGCGTCAACAAGGAGGTTCGGGGATTCATGATCCTGGAGGCTGCCGAACGGGGCACGCTGCCCGACATGTCAAAGAAGGAAATCAAGGACGCCCTCGATGCGTTGAAGGCCAGCCTCAGTGCACCTGGCGCCAAGCTTGACAGGGCTGCGGCCGACAGTCTCATCAGCGAGTTGGGCAAGCTCTACAAGGAATCCTATCTCGACTACAAGAAGACGCTCCAGGAGCAGGCGACCAGCAAGACCCGAGAACGGTTTGCTGAGGTGATGGGCGGCGTCGACCCTTTCCTGCCTTTCAGCGCCAAGGATGCAAGGGCCGCGGCCGAATCGAAGGCTGAGAACCACCCCTTGACCAAGCTAGTCGAACGTATCAACGAGTATACGGGCCAGGCTGAGGTCAAGCAGCAGCAGAACCCGACCGACAAGAGGCCGCCCAGCTTCCAGAAGAAAGTAGCGTCGTTCGGCAAGCTGGTGTCGGTCTTCACCGCCAACACGTTGAAGCAGCTCGACGCCGTCGACGAGATGCAGATCTTCTTCTATCAATTCAACGACAAGGCAGGCGACCTTGCCGGCGTTAATATCGCCGACTTTCCGGTCGAGATGCCCGTCTTCCTCGACCAGTACCGTCAGCACGTCGAGCGCAAGGGCTCGGAACGGGTGACGCTAGAGGAGTTTTTACGCCTCGTTGTCGATGCTCAGCTGCACGACATCCGGGCTATCGGCTATGGCTTTCGGAAGTTCTACGCGCCCTACGATCCGACCAGTCCCACTCCGACCTATGCCAAGGGGCTGAAACCGGAGGAGGTCGAGCTCGCCAAGGGTCCCTTCCAGATGCCGGTAATCGATGTCTACGCGGAGACGATGTATGCGCTGTCGCCGCCAGGCGACGGCGCGGCACAGGTGGCCGACCTTGACAAGCTGCACCAGTTCGAGATCGTCCCATTGGTGCAAGGCGGGCCCAACCTCGGGCGGGCCTCGCACTACACCCGCATCATGCGGGTTCACATCTTTGACAAGACCAACAATCCCTATAAGCTGGCCGACGCCATCTTGCAGGCCGACGATGGCGTCAACTTTGTCCCCGTTGAGAAGAGCGTTGTCAAACAGACCGTCGTCGACAAGGGCAAGGAGGCGACCAAGTGGCAGACAGTGATGAAGATCCTTACGCCGGACGCAAAGATTGACCGCAACAAGGACGGCAAGATCGGCCCGAGCGAGGTCAAGGGCTACGTGGCCAGCATGGTGCCGACGATAATCTACGGCGGTAACGCGTCCAGCGTCATCAGTGCCAACTTGGCATCGAAGCAGGACCCGCTGTTGGCAACAACCCAGATGCAGGCGCTGGCCAAGGGTTCAAAGTCGCAAACATTGCAGACCAACGGTTCCGACGTGGGAGGCCTGCCGCTGCGCATCGTGCCAGCGTCGATGACGATGACGACGTTGGGCTGCCCGCTCCTGTCATATGCCCAGATCTTTTTCATTGACTTCAACACGGGAACCACGATCGACAACCTCTACAGCCTGACCGGCATCACCCACACCATCACCCCAGGCAAGTTTGAGTCGCAGTTGACGTTGACGTTTGCTGACGCCTACGGCAAGTATTTCGCGGCACCGTCGGTTGTTGATTACGCCAAATCGATCCAGCAACCGTAGTGTAGAGGGGACCCAACGTGGCCTACGATCGGACCGTGGTTCCCTTCTGCATCGACGCCGCCGTGTTGGGCACCGACAGGCACCTGGTCTGCGCCGAATCGGGCTACTCGTGGCACGTCACCGTGCCGGCGGGGACCTGGCACCTCAGCGGCCAGGTGAAGCCTGACAGCGACTGGTGCCTCGACACCGCGCTGCGCCTGGGCGGGAGCTCACCTGACCTCTCGCCGCCCGGTCGCTTCGTCAACGCCATGGCCCTGGTCATGTCGGGCTCGAGCGCGCCCGTGCCGTGGCAGCGCGTCATGCCCGCGGGGGCCCACCGCGCCTTCGTCAGGGGAATCATCGACCAGGTGGCTGTGGCCATGGCCAAGGCACCGGTCGATTACTACAGGGGCACCTGGGTGCCCGGAAATGCCGTCATCAGGTCGTTGCGGCCGGCCCGGGTCGATGCTGGCAGGTTTCAGGCCCTGGTGGCCGCCGGCGTCGGAAACCTGGCGACTGTCCAGACGTTTGCGCCCGACTTTAGGGGCTACGCAATGCCCGTGACGTACGACAGGTTCGGCACGTTGACGGGCCGCCTGACGGTGACCAAGGGGCCCAACATTCTGACGCTGAAGCGGGAGTACCGCGACCTGCTGGTCCCCGCGGGCGATGGCTGCATCGTCTCTGTCGACTTTGCGGCACTGGAAGTTCGGGTGCTGCTGTACGAGGCCGGCCGCCGCTGTGATGAGCCCGACCTCTACGCCATGATCGCCCGTGAGATAGGTCACGACAGAAAGGCCGTCAAGGGTGCCGTCATCAGCGAGCTGTACGGCAGCTCTAAATTCGCCCTGGGCAAGGTCCTGGGCATCGAGGGCCGTGAGCTCAACACCTTCGTCAAGAAGGTGAAGGCGTACTTCAACACGCCGGCGCTGTTGAAGCGCATCAAGGCCCAATTCTACGAGACTGGACGGGTCATCAATCGCTACGGCCGCCCGGTTCTCATCGATGAGCCGCAGGACCACATCTTCATCAACTACTACGCGCAGAGCTCCGGCGTCGACGTCACCCTGCTGGGGTTCTCGCAGATCGTTGCCCGCCTCGCTGAAGAGGCTCCGGGCGTTCGGCCGCTGTATCTGCTGCACGATGCCCTGATTTTGGACGTGCCTCGACGTCACCTTGATCAGATCATGAGCGTCGATCATGTGTTCGTACCTGGATATGTGCAGAAGTTTCCGATACGTGCCGAATGCGTATCGAGGTGCAAGCAAGAGTCTATCTCATCACCAATCACGTGAACGGAAACGATACGTTGGTTCAACGCAAAAAATACTTGAACAGCGTTGGTGGGGTCACTGTTACGACGCATTTACGCTGGGATCTTCAATGAGATTGCATCGTGCGATGCGAAAGTACGGTAAAGAAGCTTTCAAAATTGAATTGCTTGAAGAGTGTGAAACTCGTGATCTTGCGTTTGAACATGAACGTGATTTCATCCTTTCTTTCGAGAGTTATGTAACGTTGAAAAAAGAATACAACGTCACATGGGGTAAAGGTGGACATACTCGAGGTATGACCGGGAGACATCATTCAGAAGAGACCAAATTGAAGATGTCGTTGGCACAACGAGGAAAGTCACGACATGATGTGGCGGCGCGAGCAAAGATGAGTCAACAACGACGTGGTGTACCGCAAGGACCTTACAAAACCAGCAAGCTCATTGAGCAAGTCAATGAAAAGGGTGAAGTCATCGCTACGTTTCAAACGCAGCGTGTACCCAGTTTGTGGGAAAAGGACGAACTCACATTTAGGAGTGTTGTGTCAGAAGAAGAAAAACAGCACGTGGGTACGTCTGGAGATACGCTTGTACACCCTGATGCGCGAGAATAGGATCATGCCATGTCACTGACACCCGAAGAGATCGAGACGAATTGGAAGAAGATGCTGTCGCTCCTGGAGAAGTGCGGTGACAGGGCGCCCGCCGCGTTGGCGATGGTCGAAGCCTTGGGCGAGCGCCTGGCGCTGTGCCCGGCATCGGGCAAGCGCGACTACCACAACGCCTTTCCGGGCGGGCTGGTCGACCACTCACTGCGGGTCCTCGGCAATGCCATGCGCCTGGTCGGCGCCTTCGGCTGGAAGATTCCTCGTGATTCGTTGATCCTCGCCTGCCTGTTCCACGACCTGGGCAAGGTGGGGGACCACGAGAACGACTACTACATCCCGCAAACGGACCAGTGGCGCGTCGACAAGCTGGGCGAGGAGTACACGTACAACAAGGACATCCAGTACATGACGGTCCCCGACAGGGGAATATTCCTGTGCCAGCACTTCGGCCTCAGGCTGAAGCAGGATGAGCTGCTCGCCATTCGTCTCAACGACGGCCAGTACGCCGAGGAGAACGGCGCCTACAAGCTCAAGGAACCGATGCTCGCGGACGTCGTGCACATGGCGGATCTCATCTCGACGAAGCAAGAGAAGGGCATTTTGCCCTGAGACGCCATACTTAGATCATGAGCAAAGCATTGCTCGTGAGGTACATTCGGGCGGCGGTGGCTGAGGCGAAACTCGCAAGGGTTCCGAACCAGCTGATGGCACCCGAAGAGGAAGGTGGCAAAGAGGATGAGGCTGTTGAGGACGTCAATGAGTTTTCGGGAGTGGGTGCGATCGCAGGCTACACAGGGCCTCTCGGCACGGACCCGGACAAGCTCGGACGGAAAAAGAACAGTCGCAGAGGGTGACGCTGAGTGTCCGACAACCGGGCCCGCGTCACCGTGACGTTTGATGCTAGGCATTAGATGATTGTCTACTGTCACATCAACATGATCAACGGGAAAAGGTATGTTGGCATCACGGATCAATCTCTCGAAGATCGCTGGAATAAGCACTTGACGTGTGCTCGTAATGGATCTGAATACCATTTTCATCGAGCAATTCGTAAGCACGGTGCAGAAGCATTTGAGAGTGTGATAATCGATGAGTGCTTGACTCGTGAAGAGCTTCTTGAAGCTGAGAAACGTTGGATTTGGCTGCTCGCGTCGAATGTGCCTGAATACGGGTACAATATGACGTTGGGTGGCGACGGTGTCGCCGGTCTGAAGTTTTCAGAAGAATCAAAGAGGAGAATGAGTGAATCGCACACGGGTAGGACCTTGAGCGATGAGCACAAGCAAAAGATCAGTGATGCTGCAAAGCGTCGCTACCAAGACCCGTCAGAACGTTTGAAGACTCAGGAAGCATTGTTGAAAGATGAGGTTCGCCGCAAGATGATCGGTCGAGTGGTGAACGAAGAGACTCGTCAAAAGATGAGCGCTGCCGCGCGTAAGCGGCGTGTGAACAAGGAACGATACGAAGGTACGATCTAAACACCCACACGGTGTGGGAAAAGATCGTACTTCAAAAGGAAAGAGGAAAGTTATCATGGCCGTAGATTTGGAAGCAATCAGGCGCCGCGTGCAGGAGCTCAGCGGCAACCGCAGGAACTCGTCAGTCCAGCTCTGGAAACCGGAGATCGGCGAGTACAAGGTCCGCGGACTCCCGTGGAAGAACGCCCCGGACGGCATGCCGTTCATCGAGCGGTGGTTCTATTACATCGGCAACAACCCAGGCATCGTCGCGCCGCACCAGTTCGGCAAGGCCGACCCGATCAACGACCTGATCAGGAAGCTGTACAGTTCGGGCAAGCCCGACGACAGGCTCCTGGCCAAGAAGTTGCAGCCGAAGATGAGGGCATACATGCCCGTCATCGTCCGTGGACAGGAAGACAAGGGCGTCCAGGTGTGGGCGTTCGGCAAGCCGATCTACCAGCGGCTGCTGGGCTTCTTTACCGAGGAAGACGTCGGCGACATCCTGGATCCGCTGGAGGGCTTCGACCTGAAGGTCAGCATCACCCACACCCCGGGCAAGATGTTCATGGGCAAGCCGTCGCTCGACACCGTCGTCGACCCGGCTCGCCGGACCAGCAAGTTGTCGGAGGACCCGGCTCAGGCCAAGACCTGGCTCGACTCGGTCCCGAATCTCGACGACATGTACAAGCTGAAGTCGGTCCAGGAGATCGAGACGCTGCTGAACAACTGGCTCAACGGCGGTGAGGCCATGGCCTCCGAGTCCGACGGCAGCTCCAAGGGCGCGTCGCCGTCGGGCGACGAGCTCGACAAGCTCGTCGACGAAGTGAAGGGCGCATCGGCGCCCGCATCGCAGCCCACGCCGGAAGCGAAGGCCGACAAGCCTGCCAAGGGCAAGGGCAAGAAGGCGGCCGCCGCGGCGGACGTCGACGAGGAGGTACCCGTCGAGAAGAAGAGCCTCGACGACGCCTTCGCGGAACTGATGAAGGACGACGAGTGAGGTGACGAATGGCTAAGGCGGCAACCAAAGCCGCCGCAGCCGACGCTCCCGAGAAGTCCAAGAAGGGGGCGGCCGATGAGATCGACGATCTGACGGCCGCCCTCATTCGGGACATCAACAAGGAGTTCGGCATGCGGGTGGCGTACAACCTGGGCGAGACCGAGGCTCCAACCGTCGTCAAGCGCTGGC